ATTTGGCAAATGGCAGTTCTCAACTTGTTGTAGGAACAGCTACCAAACTTTATAGCGTTAATTCATCGGGCGTTGTTACTGACATTACTGGTGCTGCCGTTATTACCACAGGAGATTGGCAATCCGTTACTTATGCTAATAACCTGTATTTGTGTAACGGTGTTGATACTCCTTTGTTTTATACCGGCACCGGCAATGTTGCCGCAATTACATTTACTGGGCCGACACTAACCACGTTGATAAACGTTACCGCTCACAAAGAGCGCCTATATTTTGTGCAAGCTAGTAGTTCAAAGGTTTGGTATGGCGGTTTGCAAGTAACTGGAACAGCCGCAACCCCAGCTCTTTTATCCTTCGATTTTCAATACGTTTTTGACCGTGGCGGGTTTCTAGTTGGCATCGGCAGTTTCAGTCAAAGTAGCAACGTAGCTACCCAAGACTATTTCTATGCTTGCAGTTCCGAAGGCGAGATAGTTTTTTATAGTGGAAACTATGCAGGAGACCCTTCAACGTGGGGTCTAATTGCTCGTTACTATATTGGAAAGCCTTTAGGGTACAGGGCATTTATCCGTTACAATAATGATGTTTGGATTCTTACCGCTCAGGGCATTGTGCCAGTATCGGGGTTACTACAATCGGATCCTGAAGCTGCTCTAAATATAGTAAGCAGTAAAATAAACCCTTTAATTACAGAGTACGCGCTTACTACTCCATTTGATCATGAATGGGCTGGGTTTTTCTGGCCACAAGGTAGACGAATTTATATCTCTATTCCCATTACTGGTAGCGGATGTAAGTTTTTGGTGTACAGCATTGATACAAAAGGTTGGAGTGTGTTTCAGCTTTTTGATGACAATCATTCGTTATCAAGTTGTGTGTTTCAAGACCTTCCGTTTTATTGTTCGTCCTTGGGAATTGTTTGGAAGGGCGAGACTGGTCAAGCGGACGCAATTACAACAACAACAAGCCAAAGCATTTTATTTGCGGGGCGATCTGCTTTTAGTTTTTATAACTCTCGCGGCAATTACAAAGCTTTTAAGGACATTCGTCCGCTTATGAAAACCAAGCGGGGCATTAGTTTGTCTCTTGGTCTTGATACTGACTTTAAGCGGGCTCAAACAATTACGAGCGTGACTACTTCAAGCGGTACTTTTACCCCTTGGGGAAGCACTGGAGGCTCTCCAACCTACACGCCGTGGGGCAGTGCTTGGTCGGCAGATGTAGAATATGTATTTGACCGATTTGCGGTAAAGGGCCAAGGCCATTGTGCTGCTGTTCGATTTGGCGGATCTATTAAAAACTCAACTTTGCAAATACTAGGCTTTGAAATACGCTTTGACATGGGTGGGCAGGTATAAATATGGCACAGAAAAAAACTACTAAAGGGGCACTAAGCAAAGACCCAAGCACAAAAGAGACAGTAGCCTTTGATCCTGCTCGTGCTAACAAAAGAATTGATTACTTAAAGCGAGTGCGACCAAACGATCCTGAGATTCGCAAGCTTCAAGGCAAAGTGAAAACATCAGGCTATGTAGCTCCTGGTGTTACTCCGGCGCCTCCTCCTGCTCCAACACAAGAGGAAAGGGTGGCTAGTGCGGGTGGCGATGTGTTTGAAAATATGGCTGGTTTTGCCGAGGGTTTTAACCCAAACACTTTTCAATCTCAGTATGAGCCAATTTATTCACAAGAAATGGATCGAGCTAGGCAGAACGTAATGGGGCAATTTGACCGTAGAAACACTGAACAGTTTGGACGGCAGACGGAAGAGCTAGAGCGATCCATTGCTGAGCGTGGCCTAGACCCTGCTGGCGAAGCTGCTGCGGCGTTACGACGACAGGTGAGCGAGAGACAGGACCTTGCGCGGCAAGAGGCTTACAGTGCGGCAGAGAACGCTGCACAAGGCGTAAATCAACAGATATACCAGCAAGCAACTGGCGCAGCTTTGCTACCTCAACAGATTGCCAGTGGTTTTATGACACCTTATTTACTCGGACAAGAGCAACAATTTGCTGCACAACAAGGGGATGTAGCCTTTGAACGGCAGAAGCAACGTGACGCACAACAACAAAAATACAACTTGCAAACGATTGCAAAAACACCAAGAGGCGGCGGCGGAGGTGGCGCTCCTCCTCGTGACTATTTTGAGGAATATCGACTTGCAACATTACAGAATGGCTACAACCAAACACCACAGGTAAATCCTATTGCCGCTGGCGCTCAAGGTATAGCTGCGGGATTTGGACAAACATTTGGTCAGAATTTAGGCAGAAAAGTAGGAAGCTAATATGGCTGGTGAAGATTTATACAATGCCCTGAGTGCCCTACAATATAGCCCAATGGATAACCCGTATGGTCAAGCTGCGGGTACTATTGCTAGTGCAACCCCTGGTCTAATTAACCCGTACGGGAGCACTGGACAGGCAATAGGTATAGCGTTGGGTGGAACGTTGATATCCTCATTACTTGGCTACCAAGCGCGACAGGAAGCCGCACAGCAGTCTTTAGAGAGCGCACGATTAGGGACTTCATTGCTGGGAGCTATTACCCCTCAAGATCGTTTAGGAATTATTGAAAGAACTCCTGATGCTTCAATGCAAAGCAAATTGTTAGGGTTAAATAGCCAATTGCTTGGACAAGAGCGATTAGTTGAGGCACTGCGCCAACAAAAACTAGCAGAAGCGCCAATAGAGATAGATATAAAGCGAGCGCAAGAGTTAGGAGTTTCTTTGCCTGAACTTGCACAAATTGACAAAGAAAGAAGCGCAAGAAGAGCAGGACTTTTGGCTCAAACTACTTCATCAGCTACAACGGCAATGCCAGGAGGAGCAACGGATTTACTAGCTACCCCTGAAACATACGAATATCTGACAAAGCCAGAGCGGGAAGCGTTAAAATTTAAGCAAGATGCTGAAGTTAAGAAAACAGAACAGGTTGATGCTTTACGCAAGGAGTTTTCTGGATTGCCAGAGGTTAAAAACTATTCCCTAATTGATAATGCTGCAAAAATTGTTACCAAAGCTGTAAAAGATCCAAGCTCCGTAGCTACTCAAGAGTTAGTCCGAAGAGCAGTTCAGTTAATTGAGCCAGGAATGGCGGTACGGGAAGGCGAGCAAACCGCTATCATGGCAAGTCAAAGCATCCCTGATAGGCTGAAAGGAGAACTAACAAGAGCGTTTGCTGGGGAAGGTGGACTATCTGAACCAACGAGAGAAGGAATCCTTCGTATTGCTGAAAGAGCATACACAGCGCAAGCGGATCGTTACAAAGTGACCAAAGATTACTATGAGGGAATGGCCAAAGAGCGCAACTTGCCAAGTAACAAAATTTCATACCTTGGGGAGGCTCCAAGTTGGGAAAAGATTACAAGTAGTGAACCCTCTTCATCTAAACAAAGTACACTAAGCAGTATTTTGCAAGAAATGAAAGGAACCACGGATCCTGCTAAAATTGCCGAACTAAAACAAAGGGCTGCCGATATTTACAAGGCTCCATAATGGCAACTGAACAAGAATTATTTGAACAGATTCAGTCATATTCTGCCCCGTCTGTGCCAAAAAACGAGTCACCGGCTATTCAAGCACAATTAGCAAACGTGCAAGCCGCGAAACAGGCAACACAGCAAGCTCAAGGAACTGTAAACCGATACGATCAACTTTTAGGCGGATTAAGTGGAATTTCGCAGGGATTAACTTTTGGATTTGCTGATGAAGCAGCCGCGAGATTACGAAGTTTAACCGGGGGTAGTTCTTACGAAGCAGAACTAGCTAACGAAGCCAGGATTCGAGAACAGGCTATTGCCAATGCTCCAAAAACAGCGCTAGGGACAGAACTTGTCAGTAGTTTAGCACCGGCCTTGCTAGGCGCTGGGATTGCAGCCCCAGGGGTTGCGTCACGGTTATTGCTAGGCGCTACTGGAAAAGTCGCTCCAACCGTTGCTCAATTAGCTCGTATCGGTGCGGTACAGGGCGGATTGGTTGGCGCAGGAAAGGCTGAACCAGATGAAAGATTGGCTGGAAGTGCGATTGGGGCTGGTTTTGGTGCTGGTGCTGGAGCAGTACTAGGGAAAGGCGGGCAATTGTTGTCTAAATACCTTATACAACCATTTTATACAGCAGCTATCCAAGGCGAGCGTGGGGCAATTGGATTAGGCGCAAAGGCTCAATATACCCCTGAAGAATTTCAACTAGCTAAAATTCTTTCGCAAACTCAACCAGGAACAATCCAAGATGCAGAGATAGCTTTAGCAAGAGCTGGCGAACTTGGAAAACCTGTTTTTATTCCGGAGGCTATTCAATCTCCAAGCTTGTTTCAAGAAGCTAAGTTTGTTGCAAACTATCCAGCCAGTGTAGAGATTGCAAAAACTGCGATTGAGCAAAG